GCAACAGTAACACGGTCAGTTTTTAAATTGGTTGGTGGCACACAATGCTCCATGTATGATCTGAATATAATAACTGTACGTTCCTGTGGTGGTGCTATAATAACTTCCTGATTGAATGGTGTGTCACGTCTCTTATTCTTACATGGTAGCATACCACCATGATCAGGTCTCTTTATATGTAATCCTTGAGAATCCTCTCCTGTCTTCATAAAATATACTGCTGAGAATATACTATTAGGATGAACATGATACTCTTGATATCTATTGCTCTTGTATATGTTATACCATCCTTCTGTGCAATAGTAATCATCATCACTACCATGTGCTTGTGCTAACTCATGAACACACTGTGTGATACGTTCTACTAGTGGTTTAAATTCTAGATACTCTGCTATATTTGATTGTCTGTAGCAATTATCAGGAGATAATTTGCCACTCAACCAATCAGATGTATTTCCTGCACCAAATGTGTTACGTAATTTATATACTTTAGAAATAAGTAAATCATTCTCCTCTGGTGTCAGCACATCTGTCTGTGCTAGTATACCAATAGGGAATGCATCTACTATATTATTGACTGTCTTGACACTGATCATTAGAAATAATTAAAGTTGATGTTGATTCTATATGGTGCATCAGTAGTAGATGTTGATCTATGTTGTGTAGATGCATCCAAGTATAGCATACTATTCTCTATACTTGCAACTCTTGTAGTTGTAAATTGTGTTTGTCCATTGTTAGTATTGATATAAAATATTGCTGCTTTATGTTTGTATGGGTAGTCTTGATGGTACTCATGCTCCTCTAGTGTAGGAGTCTGTAAATATTTGTTTGCTTTTACTCTTATGATTGCCTTTGGTTGTAAGATGTTTAGTAATGGGTGAATAAGGAAATCATAGGGTGACACAATACCATTTACATCACGAAACTCATGCACATAGTATGAATTAGTAGATTCTTTATTGATCTGTGCTTCTATCCACATAAAACGATCCGAATACAGTGTTTGCTGTAATCGGTAAAGTGATTCTTCATCTAAAACATCATGTTTAACACTAATCATGTGGGTGCTTTAATCTATCCTCTACCCAATGATCTTCGTTTTGTATGTTTGCTGCTTTCACATATCTCATGATATGATCATCAATCTGTTTGTATATGGGATGTAAATCTAGATCCATATTAATATCATGAGCAATCTGCGTTACCTGTGACTCTGTAAAACAGTGGTCAGGGTGTAGCAGATCACAACATGGAACTCTCTTCTCTATGAGTTCATTGAGATTCATACGAATCTCATAGTCTCTGTATACTGGCATTAGTAGTATTTGTTAGGTAATGTTGAACGGTCATACAAGTATCCTCCTGCCCATCCACAATTAAATGGATTAAGGATATACTCTCTGTCCTTGATGATTCTTAAATCCCATCTTACTGGATACTTACCTGTTAGTGTTGGTTTGTTGTATCCTGCGGGCATGTAAACCTGACCTGTCTTCTTATCTATGAATGCATGAACTGAACTGTCCTTGTATGTGTTAGTTCTTTGAGGACCCATGTCATCAAACTGTCTCATAACAATTTTGATATACTTACGTCCTTTGTATGCAGCAAACTTATATAAGTGACCACCACCTAAAGCGATCTCATCTAGTCTGTCTTGGTGATAATCTTGTGCCCATGAATCACCTTCATCTCTCTGTCTCTTGTGAGATCTGATTGTTTCCTGCTTGTAATTCTCTTCTAATGCTGCACATAGGTCGTTTGCCCATCCTTCTACTCTTTCTTCGAGAGTCTGAGTTGCTGTTGCTACTGTCATGTGTCTCCTGTTTGTATACTATAATTATAGTGCATTTTCTATACAAATGCAACCCATGTAACCAGTTTGTCAACTGGCACACTACCAATCATCATCGTCCCAATTAATTTCTTCCCCTTCTCCATAAAATGAATCATATGAGTCTGCATCTTCTCGATCAAAATGATTTATACCCCACTGTAGCATTTTATATCCTTCTAAACTACTGAATGATATGGTAGAGTCTCCCTCATTCATACAGAATCCACGCTTCAACCACTCTGTAAGTTCATGTTCTGGGTGTGCTTCCATCATGAGGTTGAGTAACTCCTCAAATTTGTCACGTTGTAGATGTTTGTATTCATTCCATGGATAATCTTGGTGGTCTTGCCACACTGGTTTATTACCATCTTCAATGAACATTGTCATCTATCAAATACCTCGATGTGTTTTGTGATCCACTGTCCTGCATAGTTTAGCACAGCTTCCTCCATTGTAAAAGGTTCTTCAGCATATTCTATAATATATCCTCTCTTCTCTAGTATAGCAGTATGTGGGTCATGGTGTGACCTTATGATACTACCTTCCTTTACTTCCTTACCACCATACACACAATTTTCTGTTGGTATTAGATATGAATTAGGATACTGTGGTTGGAATACTGTGTTAACATCTATAACATGCACAAAACGTCGTAGGCATGGCATCTTCTTGGCATCAGGGTCGATACCAACACAGAGAGCACTACTGTCTTTAGTCAATGATGTAAATCTAGTCAGCCCTGAGACACGAAAACTCAAGTTAGCACCTGGTCTATACCTGAGATATTGAGGATATTTTGCTGTTTCACTCATCCACATGCCATTAGTAAACACTAGACATCTACTGTGTGCATAGAATCTACGTAAGTAATCAATAGGGAATGCCTGACTGTCCCCAAAGGTATCATGTAACAGTTGTATGTGTTCGTCTTTTATATAATGTTTATGTTCTTCTGGGTCATCCCCGAAAAATTTAAAACCTTGAGGACAACCTCTATGATATAGAACGGTTAGATGATCTAGTTGATCATTAACTGTGTATTCATTCTTCATCTATTCACAATTTCAATGAGTCCTTCCTCTATTTGTTCCATCCATGTTGTAGTAAATGATTCTACATCTGGTTCCCCTTCATAAAATTCTACGATAACTGTAGGTTTATCAACTGTTATCTGAACTGTATTAGTTTCTGATATCGGGAATGGGAAATGCTGCACCAGTTTAGTTTGATGATACCAACAGTCGTGCATAGGTACTATTATACTACCAACTCCATGTGGTGTAAAGCTATCACTCTCTTTCAAGAAATGAACTTTCCTTCCTGTGGTTGATAGGTTGTCGTAACCTGAGCATGCGATCAGTCCTCCTGCTTCCATAGATGTTAATCTACATATACCTGGCATACGCATATGAGTATATGCACCGTTGTGATATATTATGGAAAGGTGTGCTGGTTTCAGTGAGTCACTCTTCCAAGTGCTTCCGAATGATACCGTTCTATAATGTATCTGTTGAGATAATCCTATAGTTCTAATTACTTCTTCCATTGCAGCAACCTTACCATCAGGATTTGCTGCTATATGTGCGTTTACAAGGTCAGTCTGACTGTCTAATACATATTCCTTCGCAGGATCAGGGTCGTTACCAAAGATTTTCTTACCCTCACGTGCAGTTGTGCATGAGTATACTGTCATCCCGAACTGGGAGATACTCTTACCAAATGAGTATTGTGCTATACGACTATCTTTTGTAGTAGCATACTGCATATCATTCCTCTGCTAGTTCAGCACTAAGTGCTTCAAACTGCTCGTCAAAATCTTCCTCGCTGTATATGTTTACAACCTGTGTAGCAGATAAGACTGGATCCACGTGTGTTGAGTCATTTTTTGCTACAGTTTCACGATGCTTCATCAAATCTTCCATAGGCAGGACTTGTTCTATACCTATCATCTGTGCTAGAACTGCCTTACTACCTTCCATGTCACACTCTGCCAATCTTCTTTGTTTAACAGCATTGTATACCATTTCTGCTATCTGAAATCTTATTGGTTCTTCATGGTCTGGTTTCATAGAATCTAGATCCATACCAATAGGACCATACCAGTCATCGTTGGCAAGTGTGCCATCGTTAAAATAAACACCAAACTCGCCAGTGTCTATGTTATAATCTTTTACCACATATGTTGGTGCTACATCGTTATCCAACCTAAATTGTGGATCTATATCTGTTAATGACATGATTGTTAATTAGTTAATTTGAGGACCGCGGATGTCTCCGTCTGCATTACCTGACTGACTATATCTATAAGACCATCCATCAATGCCAGTTCCAGTGCTTCCTGCGGTTCCACCACTATTGTCGGCATCTTGACCATTCTGTCCTAGATCTCCACCTTTACCACCTGAGTTAGCACCGCAACCACCGTTGCCACCGCCACCTCCACCAGCCCATTGCTGACCATTACCACCCGCTTGGTGTCCAGAACCACCTGACCCGCCAGGATATCCTGCACCGCCACCACCGCCACCACCCGCAGATGGAGACTGGTTTTGGACTAGTTCAGAACATTGCTGTCCCTTTTGGCAAGAAAAATAATTTGTGTTTTGATAGACACAATTGGAGTTGTTACCTCCTCCACCTCCACCGCCACCACCAGCGATGGTTCCAGCATTGTCTAATATGAATTTTGTTCTAGTATATAATGCACGTTGTCCGTTTCCTCCATTCTGTCCACCACTGTTGCCACCATTACCACCATTACCAGTGATCCTACAGTTTAAATTGATCCTGAGATATATTTTTGAATCAGCTGAGAAAGAACCTAAGTTTACTTGGTTTCTTGTGCCATTAGTTGAAGCATCAGTTGCACTACCAAGTGTTACCAGACCTTTAATTTTATTACCACTATAACCACCAGTATTAGAGATCCAGTTTGATAAACTAAACTCACCGTTGGTTTCACCTGTTACCTCAACGTTGAACAAAAAGTGCTCACCTTCATGAACTAGTCTCCATGTTCCACCTGACTTTACCCATACTTCTTTAGTATCACGCCATGCACCACTGTGTTTGACTTGTACATCCTCAGTATGTTGCCATGCACCACTATGTTTAACACGTAAATGTAAATCAAGGGCATCACGAACACTGGTTCCTGTAACCGTTTGGTCATATGGTATTGCCATAATCTATTGTATCTCCTTAATACTTATACCAGATGTCTCCATCGGATCCACCACTAGGACCGCTAGTAGATACTGTTCTTGTTCCGTATGCATTCTGTCCTGAGTTACCAAATGTTACTGCAGTGATAGCAGGTACTGACAATGAGTGCTGACCTGGATTCCACCAGAAAGCATTATCATCTTTATACATATCCATGTTACCAGAGTTCTGTGTAACTGTTGCATTATAGAATGCAACAGGATAATTATTATTGGCACTTGTCTCAGTAACATATACTTGAGTTGCAGATCCCGCATTACCAGATGTGCTCTGGTTTCCTGCAGCGTTGACGCCAGGTAGATTGATATCAGCAGTTCCGTTGAACGATACGCCACCAATATTTCTAGCATTCTGCAATTGGGTTGCAGATGATGCGTTACCACTCAATGCACCAGTGAATGTGGTTGCATTCACGTTAGTTGAAGTTAGAGTAGTTAATCCAGATAGTGCAGCAGTGCTAGGATTATATACTAAATGACTGTTATCAGTATCAATATACTGTCTGTTATATCCTGCATTATTTAATGCTGAGAATGTTATCTGATAGTTAGTGTTACCATTTGCTTCATCAATATTAATGTTGTCTGCATTATCTGCGGTTCCACTTAATTGTGAAGCATTTAATGTTCCATTGATAGTTAAGTTTCCTGAGATTACAGTATTACCTGTAGCAGATGCGACTGTAAATTTATCAGTCGTGCCATTTCTGACTGCAAAGTTTGCATCAACATCAACTGTGTTATTAAACTCAGATGTGCCTGTGACTGTTAGATTACCACTGACGCTTAAATTACCACCAAGTGTAGTAGCACCACTGTTAACATTAAGTGTTCCAGTAGATTGAATGTCAATACCTAGTCCGTTCTTAAGTTGTAAGTCTCCTGCACCATCAGTCCATGTAGAACCAGATGCACTACCACCAGTAATTTGTAAGTTACCAGTATCAGATAAACCAAACTTTGCCCATGCAGCACCAGTCCAGTAGTAACCTAATTGATTACCCGCTGTAATGTTACCCAAGAATGACATGTCACCTGTGTTGGCAGCATTAGCAGTGCCAGGTGTCCCTGTTACAACATTTAATTTTTTCGTTGCTTCGTTGCTTGATGCTTCACCTTTAATTGTGACATCAGCAGCTTCCATGTTTCCAGTTACGGTTACATCCTGATTGACTTCAACACTACCTTTGAATACACTGGACAAGTTTGTGTTCTCAACTGTAATCTTATCCCTAATGATGATCTCATCAAATACAGGACGTAAGTTTGCAGTCTCACCAACGATTGATAGTGTAGGAGTATCAAGTGATGCTTCCTCACCAGTAACAGCAGATATTCTAGTGTTACCAATGAATAGGTCACCATTACTGTTAAGTCCAGAGTAGAATGCGATACCACCATCTTCCTTCTGTGACTGTGCTAGTAGTGTCTCAGCATCAGTAAGAACTCTGTTCTGAACTGAAGGTAAACCAGTTGAATAGTTACCTGGTCCGAAACCAACGTATTCAAATGTGTGGTTACCAGATCTTAAGATACTAGGTCGTCTAAGTTCAGTTGCTGTTCCACCTGTGCTGTTGACTGTGATCATTCGTAAGTCTTTATCAACTTCAGATGCTTCACCGTCTCTTGCTTCTAGTGTAATAAAACCTAATACAGCAGCGTCACTTGTGGATGCGTTAGTATAACTGTTTCTAGTCTCAATAACCCAATCACCTATAGCTTCTTTTGTTATGGATAATGATAGATCTTCAACACCTGGTGTAGACAAGTTAGTAGTCTCAACTAAACCAACAATAGTGTTACTTGCAATGGATGTTGCTTCGCCAGGATCTTCAACTGGGTTGTCTTTGTCCAGTGTAGGATATAAGTTATTAATATTTTGTGAGAATGAGAATGCAGTTAAGTTACCATTTGTAGGTGATATACTACCCTTGATAACTGTCATGTAATAGATACCATCTTGAACTGACTTCTTCAATTCTTGTGCTGTTACAATGTCATAGATGTAGAATACATCAGCGTATGACTGACCAGTAGGAACGTTTCTAGGTTGGATAACGTAACCATTGATCGGTTCTCTTGATAGTGATGTAGCATTGTCTACAACATAACGAACTCTGTATGTCCTATCTCTTGCTGATCTGTTGTCTGCGATACGTTGTGTATATGCTGATCCAGTGAACAATGAGTTAGTGTAGAAATCTTCAGTAGATAAGTGATGATGTATACCAGCATAACCAGTCGAAGATGCAGTAGTGCTACCAGATGTGGCAGCAGTAACTCTTAAATACCAGTTACTATGATATGTGTCATATTGTAGTGGGTGATTTGGGTCGCCAGGTGTAAATCCTTGAACTGTGATGTCAGTGTATTTACTGTCAGCAGGAGATGTAGTGCCATCAGGAGATATAAGAGCAGCATATGTTTGCTGTGTTGACCCCTCAATCAATGATACGTACAGAACATCCTGTTTCCTAGCACCAATACTAAAACCTTGTAGTTTATATGGTGGTTTAGTTGCTACAGATGTATATCCATAGAGATATAATCTTGTGTCAACAGCACCAATAAACGCCCATGTGACTCCACCATCAGCTGCAACTCCAGTTGTATGTGTAGGTGCAGTAGATGTGTCACCACCAGTAGACCCTGCAACAGTTGCTAGGTATGCATTTCCATTATAAACTCTTGAGTCACCGACACTAATAGACTCATTTGTTCCTCTTGTTTGTTGAACGGATCCAGTTCCTGTGTTAGCATTGTCCTGTGTCTTCTGAACATCAACCGCAATGTAACCAACAGGTATTTCACTGATAGTTCCTTTGTATGCAGCAACACCAGCACCACTAGATGCAGATGCTATATTTCTATATCCTCGGCTCAGTGTGAGCTCACCAGTGCTACCATTAACTGCTTCAATTAAATATGTCTCTTGATGATCTGCTGCTCCAAATCTTACATAATCGCCAACTTCTATTCCATGACTGTTGTTTGCTGGACTACATGCTGAAGATTTATTATTGAACGCAAGTGTAAATGTATATCCACCTACTGTTGCATATGTTCTTGCTAATTTCTTCGGTGGGATAATATGGGTAATCGTTCCTGCTTTATCCTGCGTAAATGGTGCAGTCTTGAATCCCTTTGCTCTCAATGCACATGAACCAAAGTTACTGTTAGAGTTAGTAATTGATTGGTCACCACCACTCTCTGCCACGAAGTGATCAGCAAATCCAACAGCGAACACTGACACTGCCTGTATAACTGAATCATTAGAACATTTTACGTGGAAGTTTCTATATGCTGCTTTGTATATACTGTCTCCATCAACGTGGGATCCTGCAATATATGCTGATCCATCCCATTTAATGAATGCGTTGTCATCTTTCTGTAGTGATACACCAGTAAACTGTGCAACAACCATGGATTTGAATCCAGTTGCTTTACTACCATCAGC